GAAAAAGCCGCGGCAGCAAAACGTAAAGCGGCTGACGCGGCGATTGCGGCTGCTCAGAAAGCACACGCGGCTGCTGCAGCCAAAGCCGACAAGCACCTGGCCGCCGCAGCCAAAGGCGCCGAGAAGATCACTGGTCTGATCGCCGCTCTGGAAGCCGTGCCCCTGGCCGCGCCGGTCAAGGCGGTCAAGGCAGTCAAGGCCCCAGCCGAGGTCGTGCCGGCCTAAGCCATGAAGATCGCGAACGAGACCTGGAAGCCAGTGGTCGGGTACGAACAAAAGTACCAGGTCAGTGACCTGGGTCGCGTTCGCTCGATCGACCATTGGGACGGACGGCGTCGGGTAACAGGCCGGGTTCTACGCCCAGGTCGCGTATCCGGCGGGCACCTGAGCGTTGCGCTGGGAAAAGGTAATAGTGTTGGCGTCCATACCCTCGTGATGCTTGCCTTCAGAGGCGAGCGCCCCACAGGGCAGGAAGTGCTGCACCTCAACCACATCCCGCACGACAACAGACTGGATAACTTGAAATATGGAACTCGCAGCGAAAACCTAAAGATGGATTACGCCGTTGGCGTAAGGCGTCTTCCCCGGTACGTCGGTGAGGCACACCCAAAAGCTAAATTCACTGATGCTTGCATCAGGGTGATCAGGACAAGCACGCTGTCTATGGCGGAGCTGGGCCGAATCTTTGGAGTTGCTTACCAGACCATAGACGCCATCCAATCAAAACGAACCTGGAAACATGTGATATGAAGCATCTGATGGTTGACTGCGAAACTTTAGGCACTGTGGCAGACGCCTGTATCATGAGTATCGGCGCCGTGCGCTTCGATCTCGACTCTGACAAGATTGACGATGATGGCTTCTACGCCAGCGTCTCGATCGACTCCAACCTGGAGCTCAAGCGCCGGGTCCAGGAGGACACACTGATCTGGTGGATGAACCAGGGGGACGCCGCCAAGGGTGTCTTCAACGAGGCCAAGCAGACGCTGGGCAATGCACTGGAGGACCTGACCGACTGGATCGGCAGCGACGACTGCTGCGTGTGGAGCAACGGGGCCGACTTTGACCTGCCTATGCTGGCGCACGCCTACACGCAGCTGGGCATGGAGGTGCCGTGGAAGTATTACAACTCCCGCTGCTTCAGGACTTACAAGAAGCTGCCGGGCGCCAAACTGATTGAGATCCCGTTCGCCGGCACCAAGCACAACGCGTTGTTTGACGCTGTTCACCAGGCCAAGATGGCACAAGCCATCCAGAAGGCGTTGTTCAGCGGCAACCACGCATTCAAGGTGAAGGCATGAAGGGCGAGATAGGGAGCGTCGATGGTGTCAGGATTCATGAAACCTCTGTGCCCTTCGTCCCACGCAACATCCCGGCGTCTGCGCCCACCAACCGCAAGAACCGCCGTGCCCTGGTGAAAGCCCTGGGCAACCGGCAATTCAAGAAACTTTACAGAAAGGCTCAAGCATGAGCGACGAAGACAAACTGTTCGCGCTGATTCTGGCCCTGCTGGCCGGTGGCGCAAGCGCATTCGGCAACTGTGTTGAGGATGCCAAACACATCCTTGCCCAACTCCAACCATCGGAACCCAAATGACCCAAACCATCGACCAAACCCTCGCCGAACGCGGCTCCCGCTACGGTGAATTCGACGACCACGCCAACCTCACGCAGGGCATCAAGGACGTCATGAAACAGGGCCGGAGCTGGCCCGTAATGACTGACGACATGAGGGAAGCCCTGGAGATGGTGGCCCACAAGATCGGCCGCATCCTCAACGGCGACCCCGGCTACGTCGACTCGTGGACCGACATCATCGGCTACGCGCGCCTGGTGGAGAAGCGACTAATCGCGGAGCAAGAGAAACCTAGCCCGGAAGTTGGGTACGAAAGAGACATCACCGTCGACTTCGAGGAAGATCCGCTGTGCAACGACCCCAGATGCCCCGCGTGTTACCCCGAAGACAACCGGGTCAGTCTGGGCGAGAAGCTGGCTGGTGTCAAGCCGAAGGCAATGCCCGTGCCAGTGGGGCCAAGCGTCGCTGCGGCGCTGCAGACCCTGATCGACGCAGGCGTCATCACCCTCGTCGAAGAAGATGGCGACGCCTGAAAACACGTTCATCCAGTCAGTTCACCGGCACCTGCCGGCTGAGCTGTACCGGATGAAGAACCACAACGTCTACAACTCAGGCCAGCCGGATTGCTGGTACAGCGGCCCAGCGGGCGACTTGTGGATCGAGTACAAGTTCAACGTGCTTCCCAAGCGCGCTGACACCCTGGTGGTGCCCGGCCTGTCCGAGCTTCAGAAGAACTGGATTACATCCAGGCACGCTGAGGGTCGTAAGGTTGGCGTCATCATCGGGTGCAAAGAAGGCGGCGTCTGGTTCCCCGGCACAAGCTGGGCGAGCCCGATAGTCGCAGAAAGATTTCGAAAGATGATGGTTTCCCGTAATACACTCGCAGAAATCATCACAGAGATGACAAAGGGGTAGGGCGAAGCGGTTGGCCGGTTTCAAAGACGCCGTGGCGACCAGAGAACTCTGCCCCGAGCGCCGCAGGACCTATGCGGTCTACACCAACACGGGATTAAAACGAGCGTGAAAAGACAAGCCGGAACCGCATTACTTAACTTATAGGACATCAACTTCATCGAGCACTATCATGCGTAACAACGAGACAGGACTATTCCCCGCACTGGAGGCCGCTTTAAAAGCGGCCTCTGAGCCTATGGATGCTCAGGCATTCTTCGACATGCCGCAAATCCGCGAGCACGCCGCGTCTGCCAACAGGGTCTCAGACTATCTGGGAAACCTCTGGCGAAAAGGACAAGTCGTGCGCCTCCCCGCCCCGAAGGAAGGCAGCAGCCGGTCTCGTTGGCTTTACGAATGGAAAGGCTCGAAGGGTCCCAAGCTCTACACCCATGCGTTGGAATACACGCCGAGGGTGCTTGCTGACCGTCCGTCCGTACTCATCACTGAGGAGGGGAACGTCATCACGATGGAGTTCCCCAACCTCATCATCTCGATCCGGCAGAAGCCCGGCAACTAAACCACCAGGCCCTTCGGGGCCTTTTCACGCCCTCGTAATCTAATGTCTAACAACGATCTAATGACAGCCGAAGAGAACACGCTCGCCGCCGCGCAGGGGTGGGCTCTGGAGCACGTCTACGACCTGGAGACCAGCAAGTGGCGGGTGATGGTGCTGGGTATGCCCAGCGCCGAGGCCACCGGCCAGGCGGTTGTGAACCGCGCCCGTATGGGCGACACGCTGGCTCAGAAAGCTCTGAGCCTTGTAATGAAATCTAACCAAAGGACATGAGATGACCCTAATCGACTGCGTTCGCCGCGCTATGGCCGAAGACGATGCTGACGACAGCCTGCTGCTGGTCAACCTATATGAGACCGCAGACATCAAAGGCAAAGAGCTGATTGACGACGTCTTCATCTGCCTTTGTGGATGGAGCATGAAAAATCTACTGGTGAAGATCAAATGAGCGCTTTCAAACCAACCCTCGCAGTGGCCGCAGACTTCTCCAAGATCCGCTATCCGGTGTACGCCAGCCCCAAGCTCGACGGCATCCGCTGCAGCATCGTGGACGGCAAGGCACTGAGCCGCACGCTCAAGCCGATCCCGAACAAGCACATTTACAGTCAGCTGAGCCACGCCAGGCTGAACGGCCTGGACGGCGAACTGATTGTGGGCGAGCCCACCAGCCCGACGTGCTACAACGAGTCGGTCTCGAACGTCATGGCCTACGACAAGACCCCGGCCTATACCTTCTATGTGTTCGACCACCATGCCTGCGGAGGCACCTTCGAGGCGCGCCGCGACATCATGCTCGACACGCTGGGTGCTGGCGTCTGGAGCGACTTCCACCAGATCACGCTGCTGGCGCAGAACCTGATGCACAACGAAGACGAGATGCTCGAGTACGAGGCCTCGTCTGTGGCCGAGGGTTACGAGGGCATCATCCTGCGCAGCCCCAACGCTCCGTACAAGTTCGGTCGCTCCACCGTCAACGAAGGCTACCTGCTCAAGGTCAAGCGATTCGAGGACAGTGAGGCTGAGATCATCGGCTTCGAGGAAGAGATGTTCAACGGTAACGAGGCACAAACAAATGAACTGGGCAGAACTAAACGCAGCACAGCACAGGCGGGTCTTGTGGGCAAAGACACACTGGGTGCGTTTCTCGTCAGAGACATCCACACCGGAGTCGAGTTCTCAATTGGAACTGGACTTACGGCCCTGCAGCGCGGCACCTTCTGGGCCCGACAAGACGAGTACCTCGGCAAGCTCGCCAAGTACAAGTTCTTCCCTGTCGGCGTGAAAGACAAGCCGCGTCACCCTGTGTTTCTGGGTCTGCGGGATCGGAGAGACCTGTGAACCATACGCTCTATGGCCGGTATCAGCTCATCGACATGGCGGAGAGCAGCAACCACCAAATGAACGCATACAGCTTTTCCATGGCAGAAGATGCTGTTCGGCACTTGCTGCCAGCGTGTTACCCGGGCTTGCTCGCCTTTGCACTTGCACCTCGTTTGAACACCCTCATAGACCAGGACATTCAGGCGCTGCATACCGCGGTCGAAGCCGACCTGCTGCGACGAACAACATTAAGACTTACATCATGAATAAAATCAAAGTTCTCAACCACGGCCTTGTCAGGCTGGTCGACCACATGGGATCTGACCTCTCCATCGTGCGCTCTGCAAGGGTCTCGTATGACGCCGAGTGGCGTGCTGGTGCTGATGAGGGCAAAGACGCCAAGCTCATCGACTACCTGGTCAAGAACCACCATACTTCTCCCCTTGAGTGCGTGCAGTTCACCTTCGAGGTGAAGGCGCCGATCTTCGTGCTCCGCCAGTGGCACCGGCACCGGACGTGGAGCTTCAACGAGGTGTCCGCCCGGTACTCTGAGCTGCCGGAGGAGTTTTATATCCCAGAGGTCAGCCAGATCACCACGCAGTCGGCCAACAACAAGCAGATGCGGACTGACAAGGAGCACCCGCTGGCCCCACACATGCAGGACTGGATCTCAACGGCCTGTGCTTCGTCGTTCTGGACCTACCACGACCTGATCGCCAAGGGCTGCCCCCGTGAGCTGGCCCGTGGCGTGCTGCCGGTCAACACGTACAGCCACATGTTCGCCACGGTGGACCTGCACAACCTGGCCAACTTCTTGCGCCTGCGGCTGCACGAGCATGCCCAGTATGAGATCCGTGTTTACGCCCAGGCCATGCTGGAGCTGATCGAGCCGATCGTGCCGGTGGCAGTGGCTGCGCTCAAAAAGCACGTGCTATGAACATCAACCTGAACACCGATGTTCCGAAGCTCGAAGCCAAAGGTGACTTCCTTGGCATCGTCAAGCTGTTTCAGACGGTGCGCAGCCAGGTCCCGCTGAACGAGACCGCTGACCACAAGGCCATCACCATGAACATTGCCATGGCCTACCAGAAGGCTGGCGCGTACAAGATGGCCGAGCTCAGCTACCAGGAAGTGCTGGAGTTCGGCGACGATCCCATGGCCCGCTACATGCTGTCCATCGTGCAGCTGCACGACGGCAAGGTCGTCGAGGGGTTCAGCAACTACGGCTACCGTTGGGCTTCCCCGGAGATGCAGCCATACTATGTCGCGCTGCGCACCCAGAACGTACCGTACCTGGAGCACTGGGGCGACATATCAGGCAAGCGCCTGTTTGTCACTGGCGAGCAGGGGCTGGGCGATGAGCTCATGTTCAGTCGAGCGGTCGTGCAGGCCAGCAAGACGGCGCAGAGCATTGTCAAGCTATCCCCCGAGCTGCTCGTGTCGTTCTTCATCGGCAACGCTGGTTCGGTCAACTTCTCGCAGAAGAAACTCAGCGAGATGCCACCTGGCTTCATCGCCGACCAGTACGACATCATCGTGACAGTGGGCGACCTGTTCGGGCTTTACGTCCGGGAGTTCAACGCCCTGCCCCCGGTGCCAACCTACGTGGCGCACGACCCCGTGTACACGCCTGGCAAGAAGCCCAAGGTCGGCTTTGTCTACAGCCCCGGCAACATGGGCGACTCTCACAAAGAGCGAACGATCAACCCGAAGATGTTCAAGCCCTACCTGGGGGACTACAGCTTCTACAGCTTCCAGATCGGCGCTCCATGTGAGCTAGGCGAAGACATGAGTCGGCACATTGTGAACTTCGACGACACGGCGGACCTGCTGGACGGCATGGATTGCGCCGTCACATGTGACACAGCATTTGCACACCTGGCGCTGAACATGGGCAAGCCCACGCTGCTGGTGTACGACAAGTACCTGGACTGGCG